AAGAAAAAGAAAAAGGTGGGTCAGAGCTAGATGGAGTTGAAACGTCTGGCGCTCAGAAACGTATCCGACAACTCATTCGTCAGCGTAAAGAACGCGACGAACAGATTCACTCCCTCATGCAGAAGAATGAGGAATTAGAAACTAACCTCAAAACAAAGCATTCTGAAGTACAGGAGATTAATAAACTAAGTCTCGATGCTTCAGAAAAGCAATTGACAGATAAGATTCAGTTAGCTCAGGCAGCTTATTTAGAAGCATTTGAAAACGGCGAGAAGGAAAAACTTCTTCAAGCTCAGACAATGCTAAATGAAGCGCAGGGTGATCTGAAGAATGTTTCCAGTGCTAAACGTAATTATGAAGCTGCTCCAGTAGAACAGCCAGTGCAACAGCAGGTTGCTCCTAGACCTGTTGCCAATGATCCCAAGGCAGAAGAGTGGGCATCAGAGAATGATTGGTTTGGTACTAATAATGTTATGACCGCAGCGGCACTAGCCATTGATGCGGAACTAAAGAATGAAGGTTACGATCCAAATGATAATGAATTTTATCAGGAGATTAGTAACAGAATGAAGCAATCTTTTCCTCAACAGTTTGGGGAAGATATTCAACGTGTGCAGGACAGTACGTCAAGTCCTGCTCAAGTGGTTTCGGGGGGATCGCGTTCCTCCTCATCCAATTCTAAAAAGGTTAAGTTATCTCAAGAAGATATCCGACTAGCACAGAAATGGAATATTCCACTTGAAAGATATGCTGCCGAAAAGCTCAAAGTAAATGGGCTTGACGGTGAATACACAAATATTAAATAGAAGCGCGGAGAATTATTATGACACGAAATGAAACACGTAGTAGTCAACTTAGAGAGAATAACACACAGGAAGAAGAATGGACCTTTGAAGAGCCTAACGCTTTAGCTATTCCAGATCATGTACAAGCACGATTTGATAGTGAAGGAATGGCTTTACGTTGGATACGCATCTCCATCAAAGGCACAGACGACATCTCAAATGTAGGTAAGAAGCTACAAGAGGGATGGGTTTTCGTAACTCCTGATGAAGTTCCTGAAATGTCGATTACATCCTTCGTAAGGGAAGACGGTCGTTACCAAGGCACAGTCTGTCGTGGAGACTTGGCATTAGCAAAAATGCCAGCGGGTAAGGTATCGGCCAAACGGAAATTCTACGAAAATAAAGCTGATAATATGATGCAAGCCGTAAACGCTCAACTTATGAACAGTTCTGATTCTCGTATGCCAATTTCCAACAATAGTAAAACCACAGTAACGAAAGGGCGACGACCCGATTTTCAGGGTTAGCGTCTTTAACTTTAAGGAGATGACACATGTCTACTACTAAAGCATTTCGTGGTTTTGTCCCTGCTCGTAAGAGAGGCGGCACTTATAATAATGAGGCCGTCACCGATATGATTACGCTTACCTCGACGGGTCAGGCGCAGTCACCTAGTAACAACATTTTCACAGGCGATCCTGTCGTGCTTCCGGGCGCGAACTTTGCAACGATCTCGCCGTTTATTGCTGGTACCTTGAAGCCCTCGGGCGTTTTCATGGGCTGTCAGTATGTTGAAAATGGAGAACAGAAGTTCTCTCGTTATTGGAATGGTGGGGTATCTGCCACAGATATTAAATTCTTTGTTATTACTGATCCGGCACAGACTTACTACATTCAGTGTTCTTTGACTCTTTCTGCTGCTGAAGCAGCGATTGCTAAGAACTACACTGTTACAGTTAGTTCTACCGCTAGTTCGGGCAGCACGGTAACTGGGCAGTCCAGCTATTACCTGATGGCTAGTTCTGGTGCTGAAACCGAGCTTGCTGCTCGTGTTGTTGGTCGCGCTCAGTATCCTGACGAAGGCAACAACGACGCTTTTCCAATTGTCGAAGTTTGGCTTAACACCCATCGGGATCGTTATGTCACTGCTACGGCTTCAACGGCTTAATAGGGAGGATTAATCATGGCTATTAATAGAGCTAGTATTTCAAAAGAACTCCTTCCGGGCCTGAATGCCGTATTTGGAATGGAGTATGGAGAGGTTAATAACGAACACGAACCTCTTTATGACATTGAAAATTCTGATCGTGCATTTGAAGAAGAAGTACTATTCACTGGGTTTGGCTCTGCGCCGATCAAGGGTGAAGGTGCTGCTGTTTCTTATGACGACGCTCAGGAAAGTTACACTGCCCGTTATACGGCTGAAACTATTGCGCTTGCTTTCGCGGTTACGGAAGAAGCAATGGAAGACAATCTGTATGACACGTTTGCCAAGCTTCGTGCGCGCGGTCTCGCTCGTGCGATGGCGAATACCAAGCAGGTCAAGGCTGCTGCACTTTTCAATAATGGTTTCTCGACCACTATTGGTGACGGTGCTGCGTTCTTCTCTGCTGCTCATCCGACCATCTCTGCTGGTGCTCAGTCCAACCTTCTTGGTGCTGCCGATCTTTCGGAAGCTACTCTTGAGGCGTCTCTGACTGCTATTCAGAAGATTGAAGATGATCGTGGCATTCTTATTGGTGCCAGCGCGGTTTCGCTGCATGTTCCCGTTGATTCGTGGGCCATTGCAGATCGCGTTCTAAGCAGCCCCGGTAACACTCAGACGAGTGCTGCACAGGCTAACCCAAATAACAACGCTATTAACGCGACTCGTCACTTGGGTATGGTTCCTGAAGGCTACTACATCAATCGTCGGTTTACCGACACTGATGCGTGGTTTGTCAAGACGGATGTTCCGAACGGCACTAAAATGTTTGTTCGTACTCCGCTTCAGACGAAGATGGAACCTGACTTCGATACTGGAAACATCCGATTTAAGGCTCGGGAGCGTTATAGCTTCGGTGTCTCTGATTGGCGTGGCTTCTTCGGTAGCGCAGGTTAATTAAGATAGAAGGAGAAAGCGGCTAAATGTTGCTTTCTCCTTCGACTCTTTATTTATAAAGGAATTAAATATGGGTACAAATATTAAAGTTGCTCAAAATGTAAGTAGCGACGGTGCTATTATTACTGGCTTCAGATATGTAGACAGTAATTTAACTGTTGGAGCAAACGGTGGTGGACCAGTTCCTCAGACAACTCGTGTTATGGCTATCCATACTTATGCTACTCTTGCTGGTGAGATTGTAATTACTGGTGCAAATCAGATTACCAATAAGACTGCCAAGGGTACGGCTATTCGATATCGTGTTGGTGCTTTAGATTCTAACGATATGTATATTGGAGATATGGGTGTTGGTATTTATGGTGTACTTAGTGTTGCCAACTCAGGTACTGGCACTATGACTCCCACGATTACACTATATGTAGGCTGACATGCCTTCTTATTCTTATCTGAAGACTGACATTATTAATACAACTGAAAATGATTCGACTGAGTTTGCGGATCAAATTCCTAAGTTGATTGAAAAAACAGAACTACGTCTTACTAAAGATTTAGACGATGTTGGTTTAGATGAGTATACCGCTATTTCATATGTAGCGACCAATGCCAGTATCGCACTTAATGATAGAGTGCGTATTGTTCGTAATGTAAACTACACCACAAGTGTCAGTGTAACTGGAGTTCCAGCCTCTTCAAAGGTAAACTTGTTACTAAGAACTTATGAGTATGCTACAGACTACTGGCCTATTGCTACATCTACAGGAACTCCCCGTTACTATTCACGGAAAACGAATGGATCAATTTACATCGTACCAACACCTACATCAACTTTGTCAGGTATTGTTCAAACAGCGTCACGGCCTTTAGCTCTTGCTTCGGCAACAGGTACAAGTGTGACGGTTTCAAACTATTACAGTGAGTATTGCTATAATGCTTTGTTTTATGGTTGTATGTTAGAAGCCACTATGTACATGAAAGACTGGGCTACTCTCCCAGTTTGGCAGGGACAGTATGATAACGCAATCACATCACTTCGTAATCAGGCACGTAGAACTAGACAAGACGATATGGAAATCGCTGCTAGTCCTGCTGGCGGACCCGATACACTTATACAAGGAGCAAGTTAATGGGCAGATCATCTTTAAGAAAAGTAGTAACTGGTGGAGCACGTACTACAGCAGATCAAGCTGGTGGAGCAAGTAAAATTAGAAGAAAAAGTAATCCGCCTCCTAGTTCAGGATCAAGTACAGGTGAAGCAGGAAAAGGTTTGGTAGGTGAGCCAGCTAAAAGAATTGTAGCTCTTGAAAAGAAAGTTAACGAAGGCACTGCATCTAAAGCAGAAATAGCTGAACTAAAAAAACTAGAGACTGCAAATGAGGAAGCTACTAGAAGAGCAAGAGTTAGGGCTAGTGAGAGCCTCAGAAATCGAAAAGGCGTTATGCCTACTAAACCTGAAGAGCCAAAAGATGCGGTAGCTACATATATGAAAACAGGTAAAAAATTAGAAGGTTTTACTCCTACTCCTAGACAAGTAGAACAACGTAAAAGAAACGTTGCTGCTCGTGGAGCAACAGGTAAAAAGGCTGGCGGTAAAGTAATGAAACGTAAAGCTGGTGGCCGTCTTAAAGATGTTCCTACTACTAAGACGGGTCTTGCTAAACTTCCTACAAATGTACGTAATAAAATGGGATATGCTAAAAGCGGCGGTAAGGTAAGTGATACTGAAAATGCAACGCCAAGAGACAAGCCTACTCCTCCTATTGGTAAAGGTGCAGTAGCTCGTGGTAATCGTATTTCTGAGATGGAAGCTAAGGCTGCTAAAGCCATGAAAAATAAAATGGGTGGTGGTCAAGTAATGAAGTATAAGAAGGGCGGCATGATATATAAAAAAGGTGGTGGTGTTATTAAGGCTTCTGATGGTGATAGCTTTGTTGCTGGATGTTACACAAATAAAAGCATAGCATAGTGGCTACTAGTCGCGCCAGCATTAGACAGCAAGTTACTAAAGGCGGTCGAAAGAAAAAGAAAAAGAAACCGCCGCTTGGTTCTGGTAAACGATTTAAGAAAACAGTTTCTAATTTAAAAAAACGTGGGGCTAGAAACCCTAAAGCTTTAGCAGCATACATTGGAAGAAAAAAGTACGGTGCTAAAAAAATGGCCGCAATGGCTGCAAAGGGAAGAAGGAGAA